TGCGTTCATGGCATTAACTCCTTTGGTGGTCGGTCATCGCCTTCGGGGTACGTCTTGCTATATAACATCAACATACGGATGTTGCACATGACGTGAGCTAAATGGGGTTGTCCTGACTCAGGGTCGATGTCTTCCCCACGTTGCCAAGATGATAGGTGACGAAGCGCACAAGCTAGAGGAACAGACCAGTCCATACCCTTAGCCCAGTTCCATGCAGCATACTTGCGTTTACCATAATCCCATACACGAGCTTCTTCCTCTAATGTGCATAACGGGATAAGACTTAAGTCAGGTTTGTTATCGTTGTACCTAGCTCCGCTACCTTTCTCTGTACTGTTTACGTCACCGATGCTCATGCTTCTTTCTCCATCACTTCGTCGTTAGAATCTTCGAGGCGGTTAATTACTGCATGGGTAGTTTTGTAATCTTCAATCGCCTGTGGACGATGCTCTTTGATCCAATGAATTACCCTTTCTAAGTTAGCTATTTGGGATGCAATATTTGCAAAAGCGTCCATTTGGGTTTGGCGAAGCATCTTTAACTCATTAATCGTGTCCGCCTGAAACGCTTCCAGCGCATCGTAGTCAAGCTCTCTTGGTGGTGGTGGGTAAATCTGTCTGCTTAGTTGTCTAGAGTTCATTGTTATTCTCCTGTGGGGTGTGTATGTTACTCTCTTCTAAATAATTTCGCAAGCGGTTGTATATATTTAATTGCCTCAGTGATACCAGTGCCGTCGGATGCCTTAAATACAGCACCACGATTGATACAACTGAGTTAGTTAAATTACGCAACCGTTCGTCATTAGGGTTTTCCCTTAGCTTGCTCTCCGCAGCATGAATCAGGGCTAATGCTTGTTGTGTGTTTATTTGGGGTTTCATACTCTTTCTTGTAAGGGTTCATTCCAAGATGCAACATAATCTGCACCAGTCGTGATTCAATCCTAATAAGTCTGTCTTCATTCATTTAAGTTCTCTCCAATACGGCACATATCCTTCCATTCGTAGGCTCACTAGGTGAGCTTGTAAGCTACGTTTGCCCCAACAGACAACCCACTTACCTGGCCATGGTTCATCAAGCGTACGGACTTTATATTGTGGCCAATACCCTTTTACTATGTACTTCCTTTCAAGGGGTGCTGTGGAGGTACTACTCCGATGGCGAGTGCTATGGTAACTATTGCCAGCTACCTTAAAGGCCATGCCCATGATTACACCTGAGCCCCGCTCAAACGAGCGATAACGGCTGCACCTACGATCTCGCCTGTATCAATACCAGCTAACGCTTGAGCCGCACTAGACTCAGAAGCACCTGCACGAGTAGCTTTCTTCTCAAGGCGTTCAACGTCATCTTTGTCAAAGTAAATAGCAACGTCAGGCCATAACTTTACTGCCTCATTAGCTGACTTACATGCATATAAGAACTGCGTTACTTTGTTTTGGACTGTCTCCCAACGAGAATCAATCTCATTTAGTTTTACTGCATAGTCCAAGATGCTTGCTATTACTGGATTGGATCCGTCACACTCTTTCTCCTCATAAGAAGTAAAGCGTGGTGGTACAGGGAATCTGGCATTACTATTAGTAGGCACTACTCTGAACTCAAACCAGTTGTGATGTTCTTTATCACGAGTTGCCCCTGGAATTTTAAATTTAAAACGTACTGACTCCTGCGTGTTTATCCATTCCTTAGGCATCAGGTTATATAAGTTAGCATGCTCACCCCACACAGTCTGCATATAGAACGGGTCTGTTGTATGTAGTGCAAGCTGAGGGCGATCTTCCCCTAAGGTCTTGATTTCAGCCCGACGCATCTGCTCGATCTTGCTGTTTACACGGGTCATAAAGTCTCTTGAAATTGCTACAAATGCCATGGTAATTCTCCTCTTAAGTTAGTAAATTAAACTGCTTCTAAAACATGTAATTCATTTGCTACGATGGTTTCCCATATTGCTTCTTTGCTTGTTAGGGCTTCGTACTCGTCTCGTAGCTTGCTATACAGGTCTTGCATGTAGCCTTTACAAATTTGTTCTACTTGCTCTTCTAAGTCTTTCCATTCGTCTTGTAGTATCTCTATCATGCGCTTATATACTTCTCCACGAATATCGCCATCTTCAAAATTATCAAACGTGTCTTCTTCTAAAAACACATCTACTGAGTTTTCATGGTAGTAACGACTATTGTTACGAATTAAATCTGCCCATAGTTCGCCTTGACCTGCAAAAAATGTTGCTCCTATGTATTGTTGCTCAAGCTCATGGAACTTAAGAAACTGAATCATATCTACTTTGCCTGTAAAGCTAGCACCATCACCTTGTGAGTAAAACCCTGTGAAGTTCATATCGTCTACTGTAATACCTTTGGTTTGCATTTCGATTTTGAACTCATCATATGTGCAATCCCACCACTCGTAATCTACATTAATATCCCAGTGCTTCTCAATCAGTTCATTTCGCTGCTGGTCGTCTAGTTCTTCTTGGTTCATTTGCTCCTCCCATTTTGTACATGGCTACTAACCATGCTTTAGCTTCCTCTTGCGTGTCAAAATACTGTGGCTCTTCATTCCAATACGGGAATGCTTCATACCTGCCAAACCCTGTTCCGATATTTCCCACTGCGTAGTCATTGTCATACAGAGTAGCCCCATGCCAATGAACATTTAGTGGTATGTCCGTAAACGGGGTTGAGTCTGCTAGTGTTCCAAAAAAGCTTTGAAGTTTCATTGCAATCTCAATGGTTGTATGGGTTCGATGGGTCTAATGGGTTCAATGCGCAACTCGTTTACTTGCGGTGGGTATGGCATCGGTAATGGTGCTGGCGGGTTAATTCCAGTTGTTGCCGCACTGCCCATCGGTCTGCCGTACTGATCCGTATAAAAGGTTTGATTACCGTATGTCCACGCTTGTCCTGCTGGTTGACCCCATCGGTCTGTATAGTAGGTTGACTGTTGCGCCCTACATTCGCTACTAAGTAGTATTGCTGTCTGAAAGATTAGTAAGCCTAGGGCAAAAGTTAATGCAATATTTTTAATCATTTCAATACCTCTGCATCTTTAAGTTCGCCTACTTGACAATATCTTTCAACATCAGGCTTTGGTTCAGGCTTAATGCGGTATTCAACAGAATCGTATTTAACAAGACTCATAATATCTTTTAGTTGATGCCAAGTACCGCCCTGACTGCATTTCCATTCGACAACAGCACCATCAGCCCATGCTTTAATTAGTTCTGCGTGTTTATGTGGTTTCATTCTCTTGTGCCTTTCTATTTACATCTTCCCAAAACTTTTTAGCAATAGATTCTTGTAATGTCATTTCTCTTGTGCCTCCTTAATGGATTTTAAAAATTCAACGGCCGCATCTGACTCCCAACAAAACTCCTTAAGTCTTTTGTTATCGGTTTTCAACGCCTCGATTTCGGCTTGTTGCTGACGTAGCATGGTGGCAGCTCTACAAATCATTGCGTAATCTCGATCATCAATATCTTGCGACACATAAGATTCTGCATCCTCTAATTCATCAGCTAGTTCATTTGCGTTCATTTCTCTTGTGCCTTTCTTAATGCCTCGATTGCAATAAACCTTTCGTAAGTCTTAACCTCATTTAATAAAAGCTCATTCTGCAACATTAACCTTTTAATTTGAGCTTTAAGTTCCTCAATAAGTTTCTTATTGGCTTTATTCATTTCTCAATAACTCCTTTCCTTCAAGCCATTTAATCTTTTCTTTCAACGCCTCGATTTCATCTTGCAACTCTTCGTTCTCATTGCGTAACTGCTTATTCTCTGAATGTAAGTGCTTAACTAAGTTTTCAGAAACAGAAATTTCGGCTTGTTGCTGGCGGAGCATTGTGGCTGCTTCTTGAATATCCCTTAGTTTTGCAGGGATTCTTAATAACATATCAGCTAGTTCATTTGCGTTCATTTCTTTTTCTCCTTAGGTTTTTCCACAGGGATTGAGTCGTACACAGGCATATTAACTAAGTGATAAGTACAACTCATAGGCGCATCACCATACCTAAACATGCCCATAACCTTACAGTCTTTAATAATCCCCCAGTACGCAGATTGCGTACCCAACAAAAGCCCTAACGCCAGCCCTGTTGAGAATACCCATACCCAGCGTTTAATCGTTGTCATATTCATCAAAGTTCTTCTTAATGCGCTCAGTCGCCGCTTTAATTGCATCGCTCCATCCTTTCTGATATGCGTTTGTTACTTCTGTTGCCAGTCGCATAATCTCGGTTTGTTGTATCTCAATCTGTTTACGCAGCATTTCTTGTGCATCTTCTGCATCTTCTACTTCAATCCATCCTACAAACGGTACTGGTATCTTCATTGTGCATCCTCCAATCGTTTAGTAATCTTTGCTACTCTTGCTGACATTGAGTTAAATACTTGTTGCTCTACTCGTTCTTTAATGCGGTCATAATCAGTTAAGATTTCCATGATTACTTTCTCGCCTTCAGCAACCATGATCTCTCGAAGTTTCTTTTTCATTTCGTGTTCAAACGTATAGTCACGCCACATATCTTTTACGGACTTAATCATCTCGGCCTTCAATACATGAGACACCGCATTGTTTAAATTAGTCATTACTTCTTCATGGTTTAATGTAACCTTAATATCTAGGTCTTTTTCGCTCATCATCTCTCCATTCGATAGGCTATTTGGTAGGCGGTAAACTGATTGTGCATATTTTGCTCAGTGATAAACTTCCTAGCTACCATGTAATCTTCTGTAACTGAATTAAGTCGATCAGTAAGTGATTTTATGTACTCATCCCAATTAATTTCTGGCTCTTGGTGTTCAATTTCGTCTTCCATCATGCCTCCATTCTGTTAGCTACTTTAAATGCGGTATAAATTTCGGGGTGATTCTCTTCTATGTAATACATAAAGTCTTCAAACTCAGCTATTTGTTTTTGTAAATGAATGTTTTCTTTTAGTAAGTCTTCGTTCTTATCTTCTTCTATTTTTAATTGCTCTTTTACTTCATCTAGTTCATCTTCAATTTCTTGTATCGCATCTGCTATTTTTCCCATAGGTGCTCCAGTGCTTGTTCGATTAAGTTTTGTGCTTCGTTGCTATCGTTTACTATTCCTACTGACCACGGGTCAGATAGATCGTCGCCTCGTACTATGTAAGCCTCATAAACTCCTTGCTCTACATGCTGGATAATTGCAAGTGGAACTCCTCCATACTTCCTACGCTTTAAGGCGCAGTTACCTCCGATGTAGTAATGCCACTCATAGTCTGCTCTATCCATTTATAGCTCGCTAATGTTGTATTCCTCACCTTCGACATTCCGAAGTTCATCTAACTCATCTAAGTAGCACTCGATCTCCTCGGATAAATACTCAGGCAAGTCAGGGCTTAGGTCTTCTACTACTCCATCACTCCATGTAATGATTACTTTGCAATCAACAATTCCTAAATGTTCTGACCATTTTGGTTCTCTTTTCATGCTTTCTCCATTCGTTTGACCACTTGATATGCTAGCCATTCGTTCATGTGCCTCTCTTTTACGAAAACCTTTGGGCTTCGATACCCTGATTCGTGCAAAGCCTTTCCTAGTCCAGCATATTCAATAAAGTCTGTGTACTTGGAGCGTTGAAAGATATTTACTGATCTCCCATCAACTCTTAAGTCGTAGAACTTCATTAGTGCTCCATCTCAAAATGCACAGTTTCACCGTGATCTGCCGTTACATCAGAGCTAATACACCATACGACTGGATAATCAGGTGGTTCGCCAAATCCTGTGTAGCCGTCAGTCAAGCATACAAATACCTGAGGGCAGATGCCTTTCTCGTTAAGATAGTCAAAACCTGCTGGCATGTCAGTGCCACCACCTGAGTAAAATTCAAGCTGAACATCAGCACCCTGCTCAAACTCAACATACTTTTGAACATCGGTGTCGGTATACAAAACATGAACTTTGCTTGGGTTGCACTGCTTGATGATGCGTGATAGGTGACCGTTGTAATAATCAAGTTCACGCTTAGAGATAGACCCCGATACGTCGACCTGAATAGCTAGCTCACCCATCGCTGGTTCACTTGCCATACTCGGTAGATAAACTCCGCTCCCGATATGCTTGCGGTTAGGCTTAGTCCATGTGTAGTCTTGCTTTACGCAGTCAGTCATGTAGCGTTCGAGGATGTCATACCAAGGTGTTTTGACGTTGATAATATCTGCAACAATCTCGGCTAGCTTACCTGGGAGTTTGCCCCGTGCTTTAGCCGCTTGAGCCGCTTGAGCGATCTCGACTTTGCCATTGGCTTCGATCTCTTTGATCTCGGACTCGGTAAGGTCTTCTTGCATGATGTCGTCACCAAGTCCATTATCCCAATCACTTTCGCCGTTACCACTACCGCTCCCACTAGCCCCGCTACTACCACCATTAGGTGAATCAGGAAGTTCATCATAGATTGTCTCCGTTGTCTTATCTTTACTGCCTTTTATGTCGACTGTATTAGGAATACGCTGACCTACATTACAGTCATCTAACATGTCGTTAATCCATGCGTCGCCTGCATAATTCCATTTGCCATGATTACGATGTTTCTTACGCAAGGCATGCTGACCGATGACATGACCGATCTCATGGCATAAACCCCATACTACTTGGGGGACTGTTAGGGATTCAACGAACTTCTCGTTGTAGTAGATGTTGCCCCGTGCATCGACTGCTAAGGTCTTGATTGTGTTGTCTGCTGTTAGCTTGCGCTTGAGCAGGATTGAGGCGAAAAAAGGATGATCGAGCACAATTTGAGCTTTTGCTTTGTCCAATTTGGTTACTTGCGTTGCCATAATTCCTCCTAGAATTTATTTGACTTCCTATGATTAAGTGGTGCTAGTAGTAGCTGTAAGTTTTGATGCGTGTGAAGCCCACATACATTACTGCCTTGAAGCGGGACAATATGATCCACATGGACATCAACACCTTCTACTCTGAAGTAAGTCATGCATGCATAAAAGAAATCAATTACATATTGATTAGCCCATAAAGGTGTGGCTTGTAATTGTCTTGCTCTACGCTTTGAAGCCCTTCTACTATTAAGAACTCTAGCCTGTGGCTTACTATTCCAGCGAGCACATACTTCTTTCTTTTTCTGCGGGTTGGACATTCTCCATTTGTTACTGCCATTAAGTTGCTGAACTTTTCTAGCTGGATTTTTAGACCGCTCCCTATCCCTTACTCGTTGAGCCTCCATAGCTTCAGGTGTTTTTCTACGAGCTAAGACTTTAGCTTTATTTTGCGTGTAGTAATCCATCGCATGTGCTTTTGCACAATGCTTACACTTAGCTTGTCTTATATAAAATTCAGATAGGGGTTTACTTACCCCGCAGGTATTACATGTTTTCATTGCTTGTCCTTGCAACTGCGTCCATTGTGAATCGTAGGCAGGTGGATGGACAATCCACTTTTCAGGAGCTACCCTAGCCCAACGAATCTTTATTATACTTCATCTTTCGGTTCCTTTAAGTCAGTAAGTTTGATACCACCATTGGTTAGTTCTACCTTCACCTTGCCCAACGCTACCCCAATGATGGAACGGGTAAGCATCAGCCCTGCTAATTTAGCCTGCCGTAGCTTTAAATAATAATGCCCCGCAAAGCACCAGCCTATTAGGGCAAACCCTGCTAAGTAAATTTCTGTGTCGGTCATAGTCTATCCTTTGTCATTCGGTGTGCTGTTGAATCTGCTATGATCTGTTCACCACTAATAATCGTAGCATCCATAGTTTGTATTTCCATAACAGAATGCTGAACTATACGCTCTATACTGCTATATTCTTTAGTAACAATTATTGCTTCATCAATAAAGTTAGCTACCTTATCTACTGGGATCGCTATGTAAGGTGCATGGAAGATCGCATACTTTTTATCGGGGTCAATGTTCATCAGGCTCTCCTCTATATGTAAAGGTAAATGTTCCGCCATTCTCAACGAAGTCAATAGCATCTTTACGCTTAGCCAATAACTCGGGGCTACTCATCAGTCGATTAACGTTCGCATACACCTCTGTCAAATCGTGGTAATTCTCAAGATAAAAGCTACCATGTTCAGATTCGATATAGTCTTTAGTTAAATACCATGGCATCCATGCCTGATTTTTCTGTGAGTTTTCTAACTTAACCATGACACGCTCTGCCTGATATACAGTATTAAGTGCCTCAAGTAGTCCCTCGTCTGCATTGTCCCAGTACAGATGCCCGTGGAACGATCCGTCTTTGCGCTTAATTTGCTGAATCACGTACTCAGGTAATTGGAATCGTTTACGCAGTGCACCATACATAGCCGATGCATCGCCACTACGATATTTACAAGCACCTGTTCTTAACGACTGAATCACACGGTTTTTAGTAATCGCACCCATCTTGGCACAATTCCATGTAATAACAGAACTAGCGAACTTGGGTGTGTTTAAGTGCATCAGGTCATACTTGTATGAGATTTCTTTATTCTTAATCAATGTAGCTCCCCTTCATGTTCGTAGAACTTACCAATAAAGTCTTCAGGTTCTAAGGTTGGATGATTAAATGCTTTTGCCATGAGCTTGATACACTCGGTCAATACCTGCATATCCTCACCGCAGATGTTTGCTTTAGTCCAGCCTGCTGGGTCATCATTCTCGTCGTAGAATACTTCGCATACTTCATAGAATGGTGGCTCATCAAGTCGGTCTTCCACATTTACTACTCTGTAATTCCAGTAGGTCATAGTCTTTCCTTTACCTCACCAACTGAAAGAACTTCAAAGTCATTACCATCGACAATGTCGCCCCAGTCTCCGTCTTCACTGCATATTTCCTCAGCGTTAAATGGGTCTGTGGCATACACTTCTCTTCGGTAATAAACTGTCTCTCTAGCACGAACTACATATAACTTCTTGCCTTCGAGTCGTTCAGCTACTTGCTCTGCTATCTGAGTTTCGTTTGTCATTCGCTCATCCTTTCTTGCACTAGCATTACTACTGCGTTCTCAAACGACACCTCATACTTATTAAGCTCTTGCTTCTTACTTCGCTTGTATGTCATGGGTGAATAGCTATCTACATCCACTGCCACTAAGCTAGGTGCGATCATGTTATAAACTCCCACGGGCATCAATACAGTCGTATGAAGCACTACAAACTCACTCGTTGGCTGGTGTCTATCTTTGCCTTCTTGTTTTTTATAGACTGGCTCTAACTCAATCGCTTTCATCAGATCCATCAGCTTACGAGATGTTTTAATGGGGCGAAATACCACATCAAACATGGTTAGTTTCATAGTTTCTCCGTCAGTTTGGTTTGTATGCTGGGGAATGGTTGAGCACTTGCTATGCCTTGAACTTCAAGAACTAAAAAGATAAACCCCATGTTGGGGTTCATTCTCCAGCGCTCTTCGGCATCTTGCAATGCTTCTTCAAAGTTGTTTCGGTACTTAAGCACATGTGAATCTTCCGTTGCAGTATTTACCGCTACCACCATGAACCTCCCCACTTTGACTGACTGTGGGGCTATCCTCATAGCATCACATTACTGTTTTTAACTGCCCAGCTTACAAACGCTTTAGTTGTTTTGATCTCAGGCTTTAGCTTCATGGCATCACTAACACACATCACTTGGAACTCGGGGCTCATCTTGTCCACATACTCAGCTACACGATCAAAATTATCTTTGCTTGTCTTATGAGCCAATGCACCAGTAAGCGCATACAAAACTGCTGGGTCTTTAGGCACTTCGGCTTTAGATGGGTTCATGAGAATTGCATCGATGTTCGGTAATGATTCATAAATACGACGAAACCCTGTGTACTCGGCCGCAGCACCCTCACCTACATCGCCAGCTACGTTGGCAAAATACAAATCTGTGGGTAAGTCTGCTGGAATAAGATTCACACGCTCCCATGTACGAGGGGTCGGGTTGCACTTCGCATCGGGGTTGAAGTTAGACAACAAGTCGGGTCTAAAGCGCAAGAACTGAATCAGTGTTACATCAATGCCAGCATTTAGTGCCCACTCTGACCAGTCGTCGATGTTCTCGGTAAATTCAAAATGACGCACACGACCCATGAGTTTAGATACCACTCGGTTTGCACCTGACTTGTCTTGCGTTCGGTTGCCCGTTGCGATGATGTATGTTTGCGGTGATAGGTGAAGATCGTTCAGTTTGCGGTCATAAATCAAACCACACAAGCCGTTCTGCATAGCAGTATTACAGTCGCTCATCTCCTCGATGATTAACAAGTTACGCCCTGTGGATAGTCGGTTGAGTTCTTCGGGTGGAATCCAGCGAGTTACATCTCCGTCGTTGCGTGGCGTACCTAATAAATCTACTGGGTCACGGAGCGATGCGAAAAACTGCACTACATTGTCAAAGCCAAGTTTGTCGCCAATCGCTTTAGCCAGTGCACTCTTACCGCCGCCAGGTTTGCCCTCGATGTACGGGACTACTGAATTAGTTTTGGAAAACTGGGACTCGATGGATGTTTGAATATCTGAGAATTTCATAAGGGGTTGATACCTTTCGTTTAAGTTAGTGATTACTACGTTTGATGCCAATAAAATACCCTAACACTTGCATATCAGGGTTTACCCTAGGGTCAGGTGTAATTCGGTTATTACTCGGGTCTAATGCGTGTCGGTCTGCTCGGTGTCTCGATCATGTCGCCCAATACATCCTCGGGGTTGATACCCTTTAGTCGTAGTCGTTTGCGTAGTTTCATGAGGGCTCGTTGCTCTATCTGCCTAATACGCTCCCTCGTGCATCCCATGATCTCCGCTATTTCTTCTAGCGTCATGTATCTGTCGTTTACTGTCGGGCTTGTCGGCTTGCGCCCTCCGCCATTATTACCAGCCATGATTACTCCATTCGTTTAGCTACTACCTCGGACAGACCATTATATGCAATCCACTTGACTGTCTCTGTATCAAACCAATGAGTTACATGCGATGGTCTTGCCTTGCTTTGATGGATCGTAGTAGTCCTTGAGTATTTGTCTTTGTTGCCTATCCATACCCTAGCTTGGTCATCCCATACATACATCGGGAAGTGAAACCCATACGAATAGACTGCGTAGGTCTTGCCACCGCTTCGCCATTGTCCGAACATGGTCTTGGTGTTAGTCTCAAACTCATCACGATACTCGATGAATCGCCTTGCGTCGCTATTACTGCATCTGTTCTTAGCCATTTAGATTCTCCAGTTCATATGTCGGTGCTTCGATGATTACTTCATACCCTAGCTCTTTGATGTGCTTGATGTTCAAGGGTGTCAATGTCTTTTGGTCTAACATCTTGGCAAATACCTTCGCCCCTGTGCATTGTGGGTATATCATCTGCTGTCCGTAATTAGTTTTAACCCTTACTCTGATGTTCGGTTTCATGGCAATACCCTGCCCGTTGCGTTCATCAAGTAGGTGCGTAGTGTTTCCATGAGGGCTGGGTGATTGTTTCGATACTGCTGATATAGGTTCGCTAGCTCATCTTCTATATAGTCAAGGTCGGTTGTTCCATCATTTGACCCTGCCATGTGGATACATTTATAGCCCCGCCCTTCTAGGTAATCTATTAGCTCGTCATCATCAAACATATCTATGTCCACATCTACATCAACGGATACATATGCCATGCTAGTTCTCCTGTAATGAAGTCAGTTTTGCTTTGTTAATACACACTAACGCCTTTGCCGCTATGAGTTTTCCCCTCAATTCATCGTTTAGGTTTTCGGGGTCTACACTATTAAATACCTTCTCGGCATGAGCTAGTTCTGCTAGTAGTTCAGCGATTCGCTCGCCTTTGTAGTATTCAGTCATGTTGATAATCTCTTTGCTATGTAGTCTGCTAGTCCTTCTTCGTCACATATCCTCACTTGGCATGCTCTATCAGGCTTATTCTTAATACCTAATGCAATGTGTGTGGGGCATCCTTCTACATATCTATCTACACACCCATGGCAACACAGGTTTTCTTCTTCCTCTTGGTCGTCATCAGTTTCTAGGTATACATGCACTCCGACTACTTCTTCGTAGTCTTTATCAGTAAACACATAATAGGATTTGCCATTTAGCTTACGCTTCCTCATAGTCATCCTCTAACAATCCCATGTTCTGTGCGTATGTTTGCCATGTTTTCCATACAGGTCGGACTTCGCCTAAAGAGTAGTGAAATGGGTTCGACTGCTTAACTAACGCCCGCTTGTTACGGGTTGGGTTCGGTTTACCATTGTATTTCGCAAACTCTTTGGTGATGGTGTTGTCTGCTACGAATGGGAATTTATGTGTGGTAGCCATTATTTAATTAACCCTCCCTTGTTGTTTAGCCCTTTGAGGTCGTTTAGGTCTGTGATTAGCATATAGTTTGATTTGTGCATCGGGGCGATTGTATATAGCTTTGCCTTTGCTTTTGCTAATCTGTCGCCACATTCGATGCAAGTGATAGGTGAATTGTTGCGAATTAGGGCTTTTGCCCTCTCGGGATTTACCTGACCGCCGTAACATTCGGTGCATAAATATTGATGGGACATCTTACCCTCCCTGTGGATTTGATGGGTTTTGTGTGTAGGTTAGATAGTGCCTTGCGCTATTGCGTGGATTAAATGGAGCAGAAAGTAAGTGAGCGCTAACAATAAAAACCATCGGAAATACTTGTCGGACTTTTGGTGATTTGTCATGGATTTTTCCTTTAGTAGCCACGGATAATAGAAACGGATAATAGGAGCCCTTTAAAATCAAGGACTTACAGGCTAATATCCAATATCCGCAAAAATTTTATAGACCCCCCTCATATTGCAATATGTAAATCTATGTGTCTCTTTACACGCAACCATGCCATGAGTTGTATCTATATGTATATCCTTAAAAATAGTGGATAATAGGATAATAGGATAATAGAAGTAAGTAAGTTATTGATTTATATGGAAAAAGTCTATTATCCGTGGTGCACTGCAACATGGCTTTGTGGATAATAGGCGGATAATAGGAATGATTCTCATCTACTGCGTGGTCGGACACGCTTAACCAACACAAGCTCACCCAATTCATTTGGCTCATAACAATTTACAACCAATGGATTGACACGGGTTTTTGTTGGTGCGTACGAACTACGCTTGCCTCCCCCTTTATATGGGACAGGGTTATTCCATTTAGTGCACTGCATGGTTAGACGCATTTGATTCACCTCGCTAGTGTTATGGTGGTGTGTATAAAATGGGTTTAATGCACTCAACCCCGAGCCGTAGCTCAGGGCGAGTAAGGTCGATTAAGCCGCTTTGAGTTCTACACTCTCGTTGCTTGCATACACTTCTTGGTTATAACGATCTCGTGCTTCTACTAGGAAGTCGTACATAGCAGAGTTCTTAATCGTTGCACCTGATTTCTCATGTGATTTGAACGCACCATCGACACGCTTCATGAACTTAGCAAACATATCTTCGATGTCATATTCAGAAACGATTGATTCTTTAGTAGCACTAGACCATGGGGTTTCCATAAGAAGGGCTTGATCGAATGTATCCTTAGTCTTGTAGTGAGCAAATTTCTTTTCTTGAGTCTGCCATGCAAAATTGCCATGCTTTTCCAAGAACGCTACTAATGACTGACGGCGTACACCTGATGGGAGCACATCGAATAGTTTTTGTCCGTAGCGAATATCGCCATGCTCAATTGAGTAGCCTACTGCTTGAACGGCACATTCCTGAATAGCGGACTGCAATTCACCAGCAGATTTACCAACGATAGCGATTTTTGATTCTAAGTCTTTAGCGGATAATAAAGTCATGATTGATATTCCTTGAGTAAGTTAGTCAGAATGAAATGTCCTGATGGGTCAAGGCACTTCATAAAAACCCCTTGAGTGTTATGGGTTATACGCTTCGAACGCTTTAACTTTGCACTCAAGGGTCGGAATCTTCTCTCATAACCCTTGCATTGTGCCTTAGGGGTTTTCGGCACTTAGGGGCGGTTTTGTATTGCCTACCCTAACATACACAACTTGGTGTATAGCGGTTCGCTCAGGTGTGGCTAGATACACTTAGCCTTTTACACGGATACTATCCCGCATGACATACTTGCAAAGTCCTTGTGCTTACTGAGTATCAGAATGACTCAACGCTTCGGCACGACCAGCTTTCGATCATGTATCGTCTTATTGCTCTGGCGACGACCAAACCGTAGCAAGGTACATCACAATCCTTGCACAATAGGCAGAGTGTCAAGACGACAACCGCTTACTGCTTACTATGGGCAGAGTGTCAAGGGAGTAGGGGGTGGACAAAGTGGCATAGGGGGCGGGGGGTACGCTTACGTATTGCGCATAAAGCAAGGCCCAAAAATAGGTATATACACACGGTATGTATGTTACCCGCTAAGCCACACCACATAAAGCTCACAGGGTTTTCGATGTCACATGTTTGTCCGAAATTTGTATATCTTTTTAGTACCTAGAAACATCAAAACGGTATTCCAAAAGATACCCATAGGTATAAGAAAAAGTTTCCCGAACGGGCAATTCTGATGAAAAAGTAGGCAAAGATAGGGAAATCTTCCCGAACGGGGCATTTTGTAAAGAAAAGTGCAGGCGATTGTAAAGTTATCTCAGTGGCATTGTAAAGTTATTAAATGACTCATTAATAAGGCTTTAACCTACTTAAGGACTCTTTAATAAGTCAACAAAATGGTAAATAAATCCCAAAACCAGCCATATTTGTCAACAAAATGGTAAATAGTGGCCAGGCATGTCAACAAAACTACAAATAAGGTACACTAACCCTGGGTAGTCAAGCCGACGTAGAAGGATGTCATGTGTATAGTTTTTCGGCTTTCTTATACACGTTTGCACAAAATGCATACAAAACGACCAAATTCTTACCCATGGGAGGAAAGCGGATGGTTTACTAACCCGATGCTTCACATACATTGCGCAAGTACTCCCACCCCAAACCTAGGGAAAACCCCATATACACACTTAATCTTGTGTAGTATATTGCACACATGGCATACACCGACCCAAAAGACCCACGGCAAAAAGCTGCCCAGAAACGCTGGTATGAGCGAAATAAAGAAGCCCATAAAGCCCGTGCAAAAGCTAATAAACAAAAACAACGAGAAGTATGGCGTCAGTTCAAAACAACACTCAAGTGCGCACTATGCGAAGAAAACCATCCAGCGGCATTAGACTTTCACCATGTAGTTCGTGATCCCAGTAATAAAAAAGTTTACAGACTCGTGGCAGATGGGTTGTTTAAGCAAGCAATTGCAGAGATTCTAGAAAAATGCGTTGTACTATGCGCAAATCATCACAGACGTGGGCATTACTACGAGCACCATGGAATGCCATTAGATGAGCCAAACTACCACCAGTATGAAGAGTGGTTCCGCATTAAACCCACAAAAACACTTGACACATAGAATCATCGTATATACTATACGCACAGGAAAACCCCCAACAAGGAGAATCACATGGCATCAAGCGCAATCAAGGGCATCATGAATTTTTTCAAAGGTAAAGAGTCCGCTAAGGAAGAAGCCGCTGAGAAAAAGGTAAGCCCTGCAGCCTACAAAAAAGGCGAGAAAGCAGAAGGAGCGAAATCCACTTCGGCCAAAAAACCGATGCGTAGTGCAGCTGCTCCAGCCAAGAAAACTGTTGCCAAAGCAACTACACGTGCAAAAAAGAAGTAAGATGAAAAGACACAACTTTTTTCTACCCGACGACGTAGTCGATGAGCTTAAAGATGTAGCTCATGAAGAACGCACGACCATGTCTGACCTTATTCGCAAAGCCATAACAAAATACCTAGATGGACGAAGAACTGATTCCTCAGCCGCAACCGGCGCTTGATGTACCGCAGGAGTTAATTCTTAACATAGCCATGGGGATGGAAGACCCCAAGGAGATTGCGTCACGCTATGGGTTTGAAGGGCTCAAGTGGGAAAAATTGCAAACTTGGAAGCCGTTCACTGATGCAGTGTCGGCGAAAAAGGCTGAGTTAGAGACAAGCGGAATTACGTTCAAAATCAAAGCGAAAGCTCTGACGGAGGACGTGTTCGAAGATGCATATCGGATAGCAAGAGGTAATGATGCATCACTACTTCAAAAGCTGGAGTTTGTTAAGCTTGGAGCGAAACTCGGCGACATGGAGCCGAAAACGAACACGCAGGTACAGGCCGGGCCAGGATTCTCGATCACGATTAACTTATCACCGCCCAAGCAGGAAACTGTTATTGAAGCGGATGTTGATGAGGTTGCGCAGATCGAACAGAGCGAAGCACTAGAGGAAGTTATCGTAGCAGACAAGCCGAAACGTAAAAAGAAAGCGGTATGAGTCACTTAACATACACACCACCGGCGAGCGTTTCAGAATTTTTGACCGACGAGTCGTTCATATCATTAATCGTAGGGCCAGTTGGTAGTACGAAAACTACCGCTGGGATTATGAAGATTGCATATCATGCGAGCCGTATGGCGAAATGCAGAGATGGCATAAGACGTAGTCGTGCTATCTGGATTCGTAACACACGAGAGCAGTTGCGAGATACGAGTATTCCTGACGTGTTACGTTGGTATCCAGACGGACAAGCAGGTGTGTTTGAAAAGACAAACTACAAATTTATCCTGAGGTTCGATGATGTCGAATGTGAAATTCTTTTCCGTGGTCTTGATGATTCTAACGACGTACGGCGTCTATTGTCTCTACAGGCTTCATTTGGCATCCTTGATGAATTCCGAGAAATTAATCCAGACATCTTCAACGCACTGCAAGGACGTCTGGGCCGTTATCCTTCTAAATTGGACAATAATGTTGGTTGTGTTACCGACGACGGCTCTAGTAACGCTCATATTTGGGGGATGACAAACCCACCAGACATGGACACGTTCTGGGAGCAGTACTTAAGTGATCCCCCAAAGAACGCAGCATGTTATTTTCAGCCTAGCGGATTATCGCAAGAAGCCGATTGGCTTGAGTTTTTACCAGAGGGATATTATGAGAACTTGGCGGAAGGGAAGTCGGAAGACTGGGTCGATGTCTACATTAATGCTAAGTTTGGTAAGTCTCTTAGTGGCCAGCCTGTTTTTAGGGCTTTCGATTCTGATATCCATGTAGCGAAAAAACCGTTAAATTATATTAAACTGTCAACGAATCCTCTGATTATTGGCATGGATTTCGGCTTAACACCGGCATGTACGATCAGTCAGATAGACCCTCAAGGGCGATTTCTCACGTATGCGGATTTGGTTTCCGAGGGGATGGGTACGCTCAGATTTGTGCGGGAGAAGCTAAAACCGCTCCTAGCCAATAAGTTCCCAGGTATGCCAGTTTTAATTATTGGAGACCCTGCGGGGCAGCAACGAGCCCAAACAGATGAGCGCTCTGTGTTTGATATTCTCAAGCAAGAAGGCTTTAGAGTCATCCCAGCAAAGTCAAATAGCATAGTTGCACGACTATCTGCAGTAGATGCGTTACTAACTCGGATGGTGGATGGAAAAACGTCGATGTTGATTGATCCCTCGTGCAAACATATAATTAATGCACTAAGAGGTGGATATAGGTATAAAATACGAAGTAACGGCGAGACTGATGATAAGCCAGAGAAAAATAGCTATTCTCACGTTGCAGATGCGTTTCAATACGCTTGTTTGCATGCCGATGGAAATCTAACAGGCGATGTTTTAACTAAAAAAGTTCGTGAAGTACAAAAAAGTACTTATGTTTGGAGCTAAAAAGGTTGACACATCATACACTTATGAGTTACAAAGTCAGTATTAACATCCAAGAATAGTCTATGGAACCTGCGTTGAATATTACAAACGCTACTGCCCCCGGATATACTTCCGTTGGTGGTATCGTACCGATCAAGTCGATTAAGCAGCTCCAAGAAGAGGAGCGGGCTGCGGCTGTTAGCGCCAATTCTAGCGCAGTAATTCAAAATCTTGCGGCTTACATCAAGCAAAAGTGGTGGTACGCTCGCATGGCGAAAGAGTATACGATTGAGCAGCAAATGCTTAAATCTGTTCGTGCTCGCCGTGGTCAGTATGATCCTGATAAGTTAGCTCAACTGCGTGAGCAAGGCAGCGCCACAATCTACATGATGCTGACATCTAACAAGTGCCGTGCGGCTTCAAGCTGGCTACGTGATGTTGTGATGTCAACTCCTGATGAAAAACCTTGGAGCCTGCGTCCTAGTCCAATTCCTGACATGCAGCCTGATATCTTGCAAGACTTAATGATGCAAGCTCAGAAGCAACTAGAAGCAATGCTAGCTGCAGGCTTAAACCCAACTGATGTAGAAGTACGTGAGCTTTTGCTAAAGCTTAAAGATGCTGCGTATCGTCAGCTGGGTGAGATTGCTGAAGAAACAGCTCAGCGCATGGAAAAGAAAATGCATCAGCAAATGATTGAAGGCCAGTGGACTACAGCATTTGCTCAGTTTATTGATGACCTTGTTACTTTCCCTGCTGCAATTCTTAAAGGCCCAGTTGTCCGCAATCGCCCAGAGTTAAAATGGGTTAATATTGGTAACGGGCAGTATGACCTTAAAGTCCAAAACACATTAGCATTAGAGTGGGAGCGTGTAAGCCCATTTAATATTTACCCAGCTCCTGATGCTTCAACAATTAATGATGGATATTTAATTGAAAGACATAAACTCTCTAGAGCAGACTTACACCAACTCATCGGCGTTGATGGCTATAGCGATGGCGCAATTCGTGGAGTACTGGAGCAATATGGCAAAGGTGGACTCCGTGAGTGGATATATGTCGACCTTACAAAGGCTACAGCAGAAGGCAAATCGACGACTGCAGCTGGTCAAAACCCTTCTGAGCTAATCGATGCCTTACAATTTTGGGGCTCGGTACAAGGTAGACTACTCCGTGATTGGGGCATGTCCGAGGCGGAAGTACCTGACCCGATGGCAGAGTACCCTATTGAAGCCTGGCTTATTGGTACTTGGATTATTAAAGCGGTTATTAACCCTGATCCTCTCGGCCGTAAGCCTTACTATAAAACTTCCTATGAAGAAGTTCCAGGGGCTTTCTGGGGCAACTCAGTCGCTGATTTATGCCGTGACACTCAAGATATTTGTAACGCTGCTGCTCGTAGCTTGGTTAATAATATGTCTTTGGCCTCCGGCCCTCAAGTGGTTTACAACGTAGACCGCTTACCAGAAGGCGAAATCATTACCCAGTTATTCCCATGGAAAATCTGGCAGGTTACATCTGACCCAGTAGGTTCAAATTCGAACCCAGTTGAGTTCTATCAGCCAACCACTCAGGCTAATGAACTGATGGCGGTGTATGAGAAATTTGCTACTTTAGCAGATGAATACACGGGCATTCCACGTTACATGACTGGAGGCTCACCAACTGGTGGAGCTGCTAGAACAGCATCAGGTATGTCAATGCTCATGACCAACGCTGGTAAGTCAATCAAGCAAGTCATTGCTAATATTGATGAGCACATTATCAAGCCATGTATTGATCGGTTGTATTACTACAACATGCGTTATAGCGATGATCCTGATCTCAAAGGAGATGTGGATATTGTTGCCCGTGGCGCAGCTTCGATCCTTGAGAAAGAACAAGCACAACAACGCCGCAACGAGTTCTTAGGTATTGCCCTGAACTCACCAGCAGCACAACAAGTTGTTGGCATGGAAGGTATTGCAGAGCTACTACGTCAAGCAGCAGGTACACTTGATATGAACGTAGATAAGATTGTTCCATCTCCAGAAGCTATGAAGCAAAGGCAATTGGAACAGAACCAACAAGCTCAAATGCAACAAGCTGCTGCAGAAACTGCTCAACAAAATGGGCAGGCGCAAGCAGGAGGGACTCCTCCATCTTCAGCTCCTTCAGGAGCACAGTTGATGAATGGTGCTCCAGTAGTAAATCGTTTTTCGCAGTAAAGTATTGACAAGTAGTACAATTAGATGTAAATAGTAACTAAATCAGGCACTTGCTTGATTAAATTAAGGAGTTTTTATGAAAGCTATTCCCCCAATGGAAAAGCGTTCTACCGAGTATGACCAGGAGTCTGCAAAGACCGATGGTATGAGCAAAGGTGCTGCATCTCAAGGTGCAGGCGGCTCTGACGGCAACGTCGATGCTTTAGGTAAACGTGGCGGTAAAGAGTTCGCTCAAGAATCCGCTAAAACTGAAGGCTTGTGCAAGTAATTGCTTAGGCTAGATGAAAAAGTCGCTCGCTGTCTACAAAGGCTTCAGGCTGACGAATTTGCACCGCTAGTAAGCTATCTCAAGGAGAGCCGATTAGGAACCTTGGAAGACCTAGGAAGTGCACCACAATTAGAACAAATTTATCGGCTACAAGGTGAGGCCGCTGTGTTGTCTAAGCTTTTAGATAATATTGAAAAGTCTAACGACTTAGTCACCAAACTAACTGCTAACCGTAAAGGTTAGCTTACAAACCGTAGTAGCAGACCGTTATCGAGTTTGCGCAGACCGTTAAGAGCGGAGCGCACATGAGAGTCGGAGCTAAGGAGATAGAAATGGCATTGCCAAAGGCAGTTCAGCAACAGCTGGAAGAAGCAGACCGTATTGCGGCCGAATTAGGCGGCGAAAAGACCGGGGAGGGCTCCTCGGAGACTAACCCGAATAATCAACAAAGTGATCCACCGGTAGAACCACAAGTTCCTCCACAAGATCCGCCACCATCCGATCCGTCGCCTGACAATACTGTTTCGCAAGAGACAAAACCAACGGAAGTTCCTGAAGAAAAATGGTCACATAAATACCATACTTTAAAAGGAATGTACGATGCAGAAGTACCTAGACTACATAGCAAATTGCGTGAGATGGAAGCGCAAGTTCAGCAATTAATTGCCGATAAAGCTGCTATAGAAGCTACTAAAGCTGCAGAAGTACCCAAGGTAAACTCTCTAATCACTGACGAAGACAAAGAAGCGTTTGGCCCTGATTTGATTGATTTAATCGAACGAGCAACTGAAGCAAAAGTAGCGAACCTACGTGCAACGGAAGCAGATTTGAAGAGTCAAATTAAAGAGCTGCAAGGACAATTAGGAAACGTCTCTGAACGTCAAGTTATATCTGATAAAGATAGATTCTTGGCAGGTTTAGGTCAGCAAGTGTCTGACTGGGAAGCTCTGAATGTAAATCCAGGTTTCTTAGAATGGCTACAGCAGATCGATCCAGTTTATGGGATTCCTAAGCAAGTTGCGTTAAACAATGCTTATGAAGCGTTAGATGTTACCCGTGTGGCTAATATCTTTAAGGCTTATAAGAGCACTTTAACACCACCGCCTGCTGCTCCAAAATCGAACCAAGCTGAACTTCAGCGTCAAGTCGCACCGACCCGCACTCGTACGACGTCGCAGCCTAACGACACAATGGATAGACCAGTATTCTCTAATCAAGATATTGAAAAGTTCTATTCCGACTGGCGCAGAGGCTACTACACCGACGAAGAGGCGGCAAGTATGGAACAACAGATTCACGCCGCTATTGCCGAAGGGCGAGTTCGATAAAAAGGACAAATCCGGGGCGATGGCGAAATTTTAAAACCTTAGAAAGGAAGTAAAGATGTCTACAATCACCCCGGGCGCAACATACCCCTTAAACGCTGGTGGCTTTAACGCTCCTAACGGCGAAACAGCCTATAGCGGTACTGCTTATAGCGGTACATTTATCCCTACCCTCTGGTCAGGCAAACTGGCTCAGAAATTCTACGCTGCTACTGTTTTTGGCGAAATCGCTAATACAGACTGGCAAGGTGACATCACTGGCATGGGCGATACAGTAATTATCAACACCATCCCAACAATCACCATTAACAACTACGAAATCGGCCAAAACTTGGCATATGAGATTCCTGCTCCTAGCACTATCTCTTTGACAATCAATAAAGGTAAATATTTCGGCGTTAACGTTAACAACGTTCTCGAATTGCAAGCTAAGCCTAAGTTGATGGACGTTTTCACAAACGACGCTGCTATGCAGATGAAGATCCAGATCGACCAAGACGTATTGGGCGGTACATTCAACCAAGGCGCTGCTTACAACCAGGGTGCTGACGCTGGTAAGATCTCCGGTGCTTTCGACTTGGGTACTGATGATGTTCCTGTTACTTTGACAGCTTTGAACATCCTCCAGAACATCACTGCATTGTCTTCTGTATTGGACGAAGCAAACGTTCCTGAAACAGATCGTTTCTTGGTAATCAGCCCAACAGAGCGTCAAATCTTGATGCAATCTAACTTGGCTCAAGCTCAGTTCATGGGTGACCCATCTTCTATCCTCCGTAACGGTAAAGTGGGTATGATCGACCGTTTCACTGTGTACGTAAGCAACTTGTTGCCACGTGCTGCAGCTGGTGAAAACTGGGTTGGCGGTGCTGATGTTGGTACAGCTAAGCGTCATGCAATTATGGCTGGTCATAAGTCTGCAATCACTTTTGCATCTCAGATTGCTAAAGTTGAGAGCTTACAGAACCCTAACGACTTCGGTACATTGATTCGTGGTTTGAACGTGTACGGTTACAAAGTCGTTCAGGCTGACGGTTTGGCTCTCTTAGTAGCTGCAGGTTAATAGAAGTAAAGTGGGTGGGGATTTCTCCACCCACAACCTGACTTAAGGAGTTTGACATGTCTGTATTGACTGATTTAGCAGTAGCTGGGTTTTCAACCCCACAGATTCAGGCCATTCAGAATGTTGGTGTTACTCCAGCTGATTTAGTTGCCGCAGGTTTTACTACTGCACAAGCAGAACAGATCCTCGCTGATTTAACCCCTGCAGATGGTGGTAACGGATACGTACAACAAGGTTTATGGTTTGGTACTCAAGCCCCAGCCTTAGTAGCTTATCTAAACGATTAAAAACCGAGGGGCTTCGGCCCCTTTTTCTAATATAATAAGGTTATGGGAACAATTACTGGCGCATCGATAATCGACAAAGCGGCAATTCAATTGACCGACATTGGTGGAGTCCGTTGGACTCGTCAAGAGTTGCTTAATTGGATTAATCTTGCGCAGCGTCAGATTGTTATTCTATCTCCTAATGCAACTAACAAAGTTGCAGTTATACAGTTGGCTAACGGTACTCGTCAGTCAATCCCTTCAGATGGCTGGACTTTGCTTGAGCTAGTTCGTTTTATGGGCACTTCTGGTACAAAACCTGGTAGAGCTATCCGTGTAACCTCACGTGAGCTCCTAGATGCTTTTAATCCAGATTGGCATGCTGATCCACCATCCCCAACGCCTAAGCATTACATTTTTGATATGCAAGACCAGACAGTGTTCTTTGTATATCCACCTAATACCGGTACAGGATACGTTGAAATAAACTATTCTCCTGTCCCTGAGAATTTAGCTACCGAAGAAGATACCATTAAGATTAATGATATTTTTGAGCCAGCTATTCTTGACTATGTACTTTATCGTGCATGTAGTAAAGATGCAGAATATGCCCCAGGCTTAGCTTTAGCCGGCGGCTACTTGCAGACATTTATGGCAACTATGGGTCAGAAATCTAACTCTGAGTTGGGCAATAGTCCTAACCAACAGTTTGCTCCTAAAGACCCGTCTAAACCAGGTTCCCAGTCATGACACAAGCATACGGATACTCCGTTCCATACGAAGACTTTTTACCTAGGGTACTCCAATACGTCCCAGGCGCATCTGATATGGTTGCTGTTGACGCAATCCGTCAAGCCTGTATCGAGTTTTGCGAGAAAACTTATTATTGGCAGTTTCAGACCCCAAACATTAACGTAGTTAATGGGCAAGCTACATATGTCATTAACACGCCTGCGGATACCAAGTTTGTAGGCCCGGTTCAGGTTTACTTTAATACTTTATTGATGATTCCAAAAAGCCCCGATGAACTAGCAGAGATTTATCGCATGGGCAACTGGCAAGTTCTTGAAGGCGGCCCACAATACGTTACTAGAATTATTAAGCCAGAACTAACTTTAGTTCCTATTCCTTATGTAACTCAGCCTGCAGTACTTTATGTACGTGGCGCATTAGCTCCTACACAAGATTCTTCTGAGATTGATTCAGAAATTTATGAGCAATGGGCAGAAGCGATTGCATGGGGTGCTCGTGCCCGTTTGTTAGCCCAGCCACGTCAGGATTACACTGACAAAGCCGGATCTATTGAAGCACTAAAAATGTTTCGTTTTGAAATTAACCGAGCTCGTATCCAAGTCAATAAGGGCTTGACTCGTAGCTCTGTACGAACCGAATTCCAGAGGTGGGTATGAGTAGCGTAATTAAATTAGTTCAAGGTGATAACCTACCGGAAATCACACTAACCCTAACAGATAAAGCAACTTATGAGCCTATTAATCTGTCGGCTTCAACTACAACAGTTGTAGTAAAACTACGTGCAGTAGGTGGTACAGAAGTCCTGTCCACCCTTGAGTGTTGGAAACCTAATGGTGGCGCAGATGGTGTTGTGCAGTTTTACTTCCCCAACGGTACTTTAGCAATTGACCCAGGGCAATACCAGGGTGAGATTGAGATTAGCTTTAACGGTCAGATTCTGACTGTATTTGACTTGCTTCAGTTTACCCTTCGTGCTGAGTTTTAATGTCGATTAATGTATTGACTTCTACTATTGCCATAGCTTCTTTAAGCTATGTGCAGCCTGTTTTTAAGGCAAACTATGTAGAAATTCAAGTAACTGCTCAAGTTACTATGCCAGATGTTTTGGCTGTAGATATTGTTACGCCTACAGATTTAGTAGCTCTGACAGTAGACAAAGCCCTCCAAGACACTACAGAAGGATTTTCTGATACGTTAGCTAGAGCCTATAGCAAACATCTTACAGACACTCAGTATCTTGGTGACACAGCCGTTATTGGTGATATTCAGCCTCATAGAGGTGCAACTGACAGTATTTCAAATTGGACAGATACTATTACAGGTATTTCTTTTGAGAAGTATCTTGCTGATACATTTGAGCTTTTAGATGCAGCTACCGCAGTTCGTTTATTTCAGCGTGAGTTTACCGATGACTTTACAGTACCAGATGCACAAGCTAAATCAATAGTACCTAAGCCGAAAATAGACGCAGCTACCACATCAGATACAAAGTATTTTTCTGTGGGTAAAGCCCTGTCCGATTCATTAACAATGATTGATAATATGGATGGAAACATCCAACATCACTTATTTAAGACTTTTAGCGATGCTTTTTCTAGCTCAGATACACAAGTTATTGATTTTAATCCAAATAAAGCTGATAATATAACAACATTAAGCAGCGGTGTCCTGTCGATGCAGGATTATTGCGATATAACCTATTTTTTAGAAGACTATGTGGGGCTTTCCCGCACATTTACGTAAGGAGCTGTAATGCTAACAAATGAAACTTTAAAGCCCTCTGGCTCCCTGCGAGTCGTAGTTACTGGTAAAGACGGTAGCGTAAAAGAGGAACATGAATTTAAGAACTTAGTTGTTAACGTAGGTAAAAACTTCGTTGCTTCTCGCATGGTTGGCACCTCTGCCAACGTAATGGGGTGGATGGCAATTGGTTCAAGCAGCACAGCAGCAGCTGCAGGTGATACAGCACTCGGTGCAGAATTGGGCCGTGTAGCATTGGCTTCGGCTTCTGCAGCATCAAACGTTGTAACTTATACAGCTACTTTCCCAGCCGGTACAGGTACAGGCGCAGTTGTTGAAGCTGGTATTTTTAATGCGTCTACCGGTGGCACAATGCTTTGCCGTACAGTATTCTCAGTAGTAAATAAAGGTGCAGACGACGCAATGAGCGTTACCTGGACTGTTACAATTTCCTAAGATACCTTCGGACTGAAAGGGTAGATCTTGACTACCATTGTTACTCGTGCTGGTAAAGGAAGTCCCCTCACTAATAATGAGGTTGATGCCAACTTTACCAACCTAAATGATGCAAAAATAGAAACGCTTACATCTACGGATACGAGCGTTACTATTACTGGTACGGGGGCTTCCCGAAATTTAAGCGTTCCTGTAAATCCGAATGTGGTGTCAGGCCCAGCTTCTGCGACAGATAATGCGGTGGCTCGTTTTGACACTACTACAGGAAAATTAGTTCAAAACTCTGTTGTTACTATTGATGACACTGGTAACGAAGCTGGAGTTTTATCTCAGCAATTCAGCGATGGCACTGCGGTAGCAGTAGCTGCTGGAAAACAATGGTATAACGCTACAACAGGTTCTTGGAACTTGGGTATGGGCGGTGGCAACATTACTCAGCAAGTCGGTGAAGAACTGTTCGTTTATGGAAAAGCTTCATCTGCCATTGTCGATAGCCCGTTACAAATTATTTATCAGACAGGGACAGTAGGCGCAAGCGGGGTAATTACTTTTGCCCCAACCACTTCAGGCATTACTGATGGAAACCGTATTATTGGTGTAGCTACTGAAAGTATTGCTCTAAATGCTTTTGGTCGGGTTACTTCTTACGGCGTCATCCATGGGATTGATACTACTGGATCTGCTTACGGGGAGACATGGGCTGATAATGATGAGATTTGGTATGACCCTACAACTGGTAACCCAACTAAAGTAAAGCCTTCTGCGCCTAATTTAAAAGTTTCTGTAGGCACTATTATCAATGCTGGCTCAGGTGGCTCAGGTTCTATTCAAGTCGAAATCAATCATGGTAGTGTACTAGGCGGTACAGATTCTAACGTTCAAATTACATCAGCTGCTAATGGTAATATTCTGACCTATGATGGCGGCAACGGGTATTTTAAAAATACGGATTTAACCGCTGGCACGGCTATTTCTGTAAGCAAATCAGCTAATGGTGTACTAACTGTAAATAATACGGGCGTAACAAGCGTAACTGCTAGCACAGGCATTTCCGTCTCATCTGCAACAGGCGGCGTAACAATTACAAATAGTGCTCCAGACCAAACAGTAGCTTTAACCGCTGGTGCAGGTATATCTGTTTCCGGGACATATCCAAACTTTACAGTTACTTCAACAGTAACAGGTGCAAGTATCACTGATGATACAACTACTAATGCGACTCGCTATCCATTATTTGCAGCGGCAACATCAGGTACAGCAAGTACAGTTTATACATCTAGCACAAAGTATGCTTTTAATCCTTCAACCGGAGCGTTAACTGTAGCCGGTGACGTAACTTCTGCGTCTGATGAAAGATTAAAACAAAACTGGAGAAGTTTACCAGCGGACTTTTTAACTAATTTATCAAATGTAAAATCCGGCATCTATGATCGTACTGATTTAGCAGTAACTCAAGCCGGTGTGTCAGCACAATCTTTACAGCAAGTTTTACCTCAAACAGTAAATACAAACGAGGACGGAATGCTTTCTGTATCTTATGGAAATGCTGCATTAGTAGCTGCTATTGAGTTAGCAAAAGAAGTTACTGCGTTAAGAAAAGAACTTAACGAATTAAAGGAAAAAGGTTAACTAAATGCCAGCATTATTTAAAAACAACGCTTCGGCGCTACTAGCTTCTAGTTTATCAACTACGGATACAACAGTTGTAGTTAGCGCTGGTTTAGGTAATTCATTCCCGTCACCTAGTGGAAGTAATTATTTTTATGCTACATTATTCGATTCTTTAGGCAACTACGAGATTGTTAAATGTACAGCTAGAGTTACAGACACGCTAACAGTCGTTCGTGCGCAAGATGGAACAAATCCACTAGAATTTACTGCTGGCGACGGGATTGCGTTACGCCCAATCGCTGCTGTATTAAATAATTTTGCTCAGTTAGATGCGAATAATACTTTTAGTGGCGCAAATACCTTTAGCGGAAATAATACCTTTAGCGGAAATAATACCTTTAGCGGAAATAATACGTACAGCACAAGTAGTTGGGTAATTAATGAGGTCGGTGGTAATTTAATTTTTAGTTATAGCGGTACACCTAAATTTAGTTTGGGCGCTGATGGAACACTTACGACTGTTGGAAATGTTACAACAGAAGGCACTATTTAAGGAGCAATATTATGGCATTTTATAACGGCGCAACTAGAGCGGATATACCTAGCGGAACTTTAATGTTGTTTCAGCAGACAGCCGCACCTACAGGCTGGACAAAACAAACTACTCACGATAATAAAGCATTGCGAGTAGTTAGTGGAACGGCTGGAAGTGGTGGTACAACAGCTTTTACAAGCGTGTTTACTAATCAAACAGTTACTACTTCTGTAAGCGTAAGTGGAACAACTGGTAGCACAACACTTTCAACTGGTCAAATGCCTAGTCATGACCATACTGTGTATGCTGGAGATGCTATGATTGGTAACAGGGCAATGAGTGGTGCAGTTGCCTGTTATAGTACAAGTTTTCAAACTACAGCTAACGGCGGCAACGGCTCTCATAATCACTCATTCAGTGGTTCTGGATCAGGAACTTCGTCAGCGGTTACATTAAATGTTCAATATGTTGATTTAATTATTGCGAGTAAAAACTAATGCAAATTGAATCAAAATCAAATTGTCCTTTAGATAACTTTAACCCGTGCCGTCAATTAGAATGTGCATGGTTTATGAAAGTTGCTGGAACAAACCCTAATACTGGCAAAGAAGTTGAAGAATGGGGTTGTTCTATGGCATGGCTACCAATTTTAATGATTGAAAATAGCCAGCAACAAAGGCAAACTGGTGCGGCAGTAGAGTCATTCCGGAATGAAATGGTAAAAGCTAATGAAGTTGGTCAACGTGTTTTAATGGCGGCGGCTGGCGTTCCATCGGTTGCTCAAAATATGATATTGGAGAATTAAATGAAATTAACTATTGTGCCTAGCGATAAAAATGTAGGTGTTGATGAATTATTTTTTAGCGGATTAGATTTATCTGCTTGCAATATTCCATCCAATATTCATGCTTTGCAATGGTATGAAACAGAAGGTGAGGTTGAATTTATCAACAATCCTGATAGAACAAAACCGCAAAATGAAATTATTTCAGAATTGCCGGTATGGGCTAATGCTTGTGTTGCTAAATGGAATCAAGCTAAAGAAGCATTTGAAGCGGCACAACAAGCGGCGCAACAAGCCGCCGCCAATCAACCTGCAACAACTGGCACACAGTCTGCATGATTAACATACCGCCTCGCCACTCTTTTACATACGATGGCGCTCAATTAAATGTATATCATGCAAATATAGGGGAGGGATTGGCAAAACATAGCCATTCCTATTCTCATGCAACTATGTGTAACGCAGGTTCTTGTTTAGTTAGCTTAGAGGGTCGTAGTTATACAATAACTAAAGATTCAAAACCTTTAAATTTGCCGGCTGGCGAATGGCATGAAATTGAAGCATTGGAAGATGGCACTGTTTTTGTAAATGTATTTGCAGAAGGTAAATACTAAGGAAATATTATGATCGCCCGTTTAATTGCAATTTTGTTCTTGAGTCGTGAAGTAGCTCATCGTGAGCATCTAAATACTAAATCATACGCACAGCATTCTGCACTCGGGTCTTTTTACGATACTATTATTGATAATGCTGATTCTATAGCTGAGGCTTATCAAGGTCGTCACGGTTTGATCGGCAAAATTCCTATGCTAACTGAAACTGACACTGGCGATATTGCCGATATTCTTGAAAAGCATCTTGGTATGTTAGAAAAGCTGCGTTATACTGCGGTTGAAAAGACAGATACACCTATTCAGAATCTTATTGATACTGCTGTGGAAACATATTTGTCTACTCTATATAAACTACGAAACTTGAAATAGGTTACTTATGTCGGCTAAACCTCAACTCCCTCTGACAGACGAACAGCTAGAGCATTTAGTAGAACGTGTAACTGAAAAAGTTATTCAAAACGTATACATCTCTGTTGGCGAGTCCATCGTCAAGAAATCCTTTTTGGTAGTAGGGTTAGACGCTATATCCATAGTTACCTATTTGGAAGGTG